GATGGATTTTGGAATGTGTTTTCTCGTCTCGTTGTTTGTGTAACACCAATTCCATATATAGAATTAAACCCACCGTTTATATCTATTAATGTAGGAAATCCAACTCCCACTAATGTATTAAGGTCGAACTTGGCCAAATTCTCTAACTTGGGAATAAACCCACCCTCTGTTTTTAATGGTGTGTTGAATGGGAATAACCCACTTCTGAGCGGTTTGAAACCTAAATGAGCCGAACCGACCGCAGTTAACAAATTATTAGGTGTCCATATTTTATTTACGCTGTTTGTTCTCTGTAATCCAATCTGTTTCGCACCCCAAAGTTGACCTTTTGGTGTTACTAAGAATTTAGTGATTCTTGCTACATCTATTGCAGCTCTAGCAGTTGATGTGACTATACCACCTCTACTTAATCCATCATCAACACCAGGAAATCCGTAAAATTGTTCTTCACCATTACCCAACCCACTACGTTGTATACCTCTTAGAATTAGAGGATAGTAATTTGGATACACTGAATTATGGGAATCTGCTTGTAGATTAAATTTGTTATACATTTTATCCAAGAACGAATTTGAGTTTCTCATCTCTTGGAGTTCTCCAATCCCTTTAGTTGACAATTCATTATCTTTAAAATAACTTACGTCTGGATTATATCTTTGTGTATCACCTATATATTTACCAACTTTAAATTCACGATGTCCAGCCTGAAACGATATACCTCTATACGCATTATTAAAATCACTAAACTTTGAATTTGTAGAATCAAAAATTGTGAGAGATGGATTTATACCAACAAATTTTGTATCATCTACTTTGTCAAAAAAAGGTGTAAATCCCTTGGCATGTATATCTGAAAAGTTGTTTTGTATCTTTAATTTAGCTAAACCCAAATCCTGTATACTATTATCCATCGGATTCATAGTAGTTTCACCTAAGAATTGTAAACTATTATCCATTTGATTCATAGTAGTTTCACCTAAAAAGTTAGATGAATTACTAAATATACTCGGCGTGGTCTCTCCTAAAAATTGTAAGTTGTTATTGAATATATTTGGATTAGTCTCACCTAAAAAGTTAGATGAATTACTAAATATATTTGGTGTAGTCTCACCCAAGAATTTTGATGAGTTATCTGCTGCAGGTGCGGTGGTCTCACCTAAAAAGTTAGATGAGTTATCCATCTTACTCGGCGTGGTCTCTCCTAAAAAGTTCGTACTATTATCCACTTTACTTGGACTGGTTTCACCTAAAAAGTTGGATGAGTTATCCATCTTATCTGGACTGGTTTCACCCAAAAATTTTGATGAGTTATCAAATTTACTTACATCGGTTGCTAATTTTGTGGGAGTTTTCTGAATTTGATTTATATCAGGTCTTGTTTCCAAAAATTTACTTAGTGGAGTTTGATTCTGTTTCTTTTTTACAGATTCACGTTTTTTATTAACCAAAGGGTCTTTCTTTGGCATTCTAAATCTTGATAAGTCTGATTTTAAATCTGTCAAAGCCATTTATTTATCTCCCATATCCTGCGGTAGATGTACTATTTTGTCGTTTCTGTACTCTTGATATAGCAGAAACTACCTTACCATCTACATTAATCATTATTGGTTGTGATTGAATATCACGTCTTAACCCTTTTATTTCACTTATCAAAGCACTCAAATTCATACCACCACCATTTCCACCACCATTTCGTCCACCAAGTAATCCAGGTGCTGCAACTACATCATCATTTTTAGATAGTTCTAACAAACCACCTTCTTTAGTTGATATTTGTGTCTTACCATCCGCAGGTGACATAACATCACCCGCCTGTGTAACTAACCCCTTACCAAATGATAGAGCCGCGGCTCCAGCTGCTACTGCTAGTGCTGGCCCGACAATTGGAATCATCGCTATTGATTTAGCGGCACTTAACGCCAGAGATATAACAGTAGCCATTAGTCCTCTTTTTTCTACTGATGCTTGAAACATCAGTTTTCCAAGAATTAATCCCTGCTGAACATTTCTGGCAACTTCCAATGATAATATTCCCTTTTTCATAGCATGGATTGCAGTACTAACTGCTAAGAATGTGTAAAGTGCGGTAGTAGATGATGTTATTATATCATATATTAATTTAAATGGTTTAGTTATAGAGGATAAAATAGGTATAACGGCACCCAATCCATTAACAATTCCATTTTTAATAGAACTAGCAACTTCTTTAATAACTGTAAGTGATTCCAATAATTGTGTATTCAATTGGTCTTGTACGGATGCTTCTTTTACTTTTTCAGCATTCATTTCACTTTGAGAATTTTTCATATTGATTAAATCTTGAGCTTCCATACCAGTTGCTTGTGATATTAATCGTTGTACTTGTAGATTATTTTCTAAATCACTTCCCAATGTGGCCACTAAGTTTTGTTGTGCCTGTGCCACCGCGAACGCATCACCACTTGCTTGAGCCGCTCTTAATTCATTTAAGTTAATTTCTTTACCAGTAATCATCCTTAACTTCATCTCGTTTCTCATAGATGATTCGATATCAAGAGATTCAGATGCGAGTTGTTTCATTTTTTTCATATCAACACCCATCTGTTTCATTAAGAGACCTTCTCGTGCACGTGTTAGTACCTGTTTTTGAGTCATACCTTGTAACTCTAATTGGTTACTTGCAAGGAATTCCATAGCAGGGCCCGCATCCATACCAAGACCTTGTGCCATCTCCTTAACACCCTCTACTAATTCTTTAGAGTTTATACCTGCAGTTTTTAAACTTCGTTCTAATGATACGGCTTCACTAGCGTCACCCAATAGTTTTGTTAATTCAGTTACATTTGTGATTGTTTCTGGTGATATATTTATTCTACCCGTAGCTTCCACAACGGATTTCGCGGATGCTGTTAATTCATCCATACTAAATAACATACCATCGACACTGGCCTTTGCACCTAAAATGTTTGTTTGAAATATGACAGCCTGCTTTGCACTAACACCCATTTCGTGTTGTAATTCAATTGTAGAACCAACCATGTCTTTAAGGAAATTGACTATTTTGGCAAAAACCATAAATCCAAGTGCGGCAAATGCACCTTTTTTTATCATCTGAAAAATTTCATTATTTAAACCTAATGAATCTTTTAGTGTAGCTTTATGTTGTTCTGCTAAATTGTTTCGTTCTCTTAGTAGTTTAGGTAGTTTTTTAACTTTCTTTAAAAGTTTTTCATTTTGTTTAACTAATTTATTAGAAACTTTTAAATCATTATTCAAGGCTTTTTCAATTTCTTTTTCATTGTTTAATATCGCGTCTTGTATACGTTTAAATGCACTACTTGTTTCAAGTATTTCTTTATTAGTTTTTAACTCTTCCCTAAGTTTATCATTTAACTCATCAACTAAATCAATATTATCTTTTATGTTTTTACTATCGGCCATTTAATTCCTTATTAAAATCCTAAAGATTTCATCAATTCTTCACGTTCTTCATCGGTAGCAGATGGTACATCTTTAAGTAAAGAAAATATTCCTTTTTCTAATTTTTTGACTGATTTATCAGCAGTTTTCATCTTATTTTTCGATTTAATTTTTGATATCAATTTCGTTAGTGCACCCTCATTAACTCCGAATTCCGTTAATATTTCTCTTAATTTAGATTTTTTGATTTTCATAAGTTTATCTCCGTTATATAGTATAAATATAGAAATACCCAACATTTACGTTGGGTATGTCTATCTTAATTGTTTTCTCTTTATTTGTTTTTGATGCTTTTCATGTTCCTTGTTCTGTAATTGTTTAAATTCAACAATTTTATTTATATAAAAGTCCCTAGCCCAAACTGGCATATTATAAACATCTGAGAAATTGAATCCACCATTTCCATGATATATTAAGTCGAATATATTAGAATGTAAAACTCGTCTATATTCCAGAGGTAGGCCAAAAAAAGGTTAGCCCGATAGGCAACGTCATATCCCTCCTTTCGTCAGTTTCCTCAGAAACAAACTCATAATTTAAGTCAACATCGGGTAATACTCCACTGATGTAATTACGTAATTCTTTTGAGTCCATTGCAAATAACTCATTATCAACAAAGTCATTTATTGTGTTTCTTTCATAATCACCATCAACAGATAGGATTGTATGTTTTAATCGTGTTGTTAACTCTCGTGATGTATTATCCCTTAGTTTTCGATTTCTTTTTTTAGCAGCCTCAACTTGTTTTGATATTTTCTTCTCTATGGATTCTGTCATAGCTCTAAACGTAACAACACGTTTTGAATGTGGTAATTCAAATTCAAATTCATTCTTATGTAGTTCTATTTGTTTAGACCCATCGTATGGTTTGGATTCAAACTGAGTTAAATCTATAACATCGTTTTGTTTTTTATCTGAAAATGGGTCATCTATGGTAACCTCGTAATCTTTACCATATCCAAGAATTCTAGCTGCAATCATTATTGCATTTTTATCACCTGTAATTAAATCAGAATATCTTATACTCTGACCATCACCATTACTAATAATTAATGATTTAAATAATCTATCTAAAACAGACCCATCTTTAATATATGATTGAGTTGTAAGTATATCCTCTTCCTTTGCAGTCATATACTTCATTTCAACCTTACCACTTGATAATGGGTTGTCTGTTGGGTACAACAATCCTTTTGATGGTAACTCAATTATTTCTGTTGGGAATTTATAATCCGTTACTTTCTTTTGTTCGTATTGTTGTTTAGCCAAATTAACCATGTCTTCATTAGAAACTGGCTGTTTGTAATCATCTTGTAAGTCGTTATTCATAACAATTTTCTCCTTTTATAACTTATTGTCTAATATAAATATTAAAATATTATTTTATAAATAGAAAAACCCCAACAAAAGTTGGGGCTCTCAATTCTCAATATAAAATTAACCAATCCGAAATTAAAATTGTAAAATAGCGTAATCGTATCTAAGTGTTATTTCAACAGTTGCTAAATCTTCAGTACCATAATCCATATCAGAAAAGTTAGCGGATTCAATGAATGCTCCTTTTAAATCCCACTGTTCTACTTTATCACCAACTGGCCCTAAACTGTTAAAGGTTATATCCTTTTTGTAAAAATCAGAGTATCCATCTCTACCAGTCACAGATTCGTGATGTAATCTAACCCATTCCATTGTTGCTTGTGCAGCCGATGGAACTATTGGGTCATACAATGTTATTGTAACTGGTTGCCATTCACTTTTACCTTTCACATATCTCTTTACATTGATATGGTCAATTGTTACAACATTATTGTTAATATCAGGTCTGTTAGCCGCTTTGATTAAATATGCAGGTATACCTTCAATAAACATTATAAATCTATGTGACATCTTTGGTTCAAAAGATGTGAACATTATATCACTAGCTTCAATTAAACTTGCCATTTATTTTTCTCCATTGTTATACTTACTTTGTAATAAATATATAACTTTTAATTTTTTAATTATTCAGGAAACGCAGCACCTGTTGGTAATATATTAAAGTCAAGAACAATAAACTCAGCTGTTTTAGCAGGTTGTAAGAATATCTCACCAATTAAGATATTTCTATCAATAACATCTGGTGTATTATTAGTATCATCCATTACCACTCTAAATGCAAATAATCCTTGTCTTTGTTGTACTGATTCCAAGAATGGATTTACAATTGATAAGAATCTGTTTCGTGTTGCTGATGTGTTTTGCTCGAACACTAAGAATCGTGTAGAAGATGCAATAAACTTCTTCAGTGCAATTAACAATCTTCTTACATTGATTCTATCCAATGCTGATGGTTTAGCTTGTAGTGTTTTCTGTCCAAATACAGTTACACCTTGACCAGGAAACGTTGCAATTGGATTAACTCTACCTTCATATAAATCATCTCTCTCGGTTCGTGTCAACCTTGTTTCAGCCTCAATAACATTTGTTAAACCACCACGATTCAATCCAGCTGGAGCGAACCAAGCCTCTGCGACTGAATCATTAAATGCAATTACTCCTGGAAGAACTACTGATGGTGTAACCCATACTGGTTTGTTCTTGTCAGTATCTAAAATCTTAACCCAAGGATAGTATGTTGCAACATAGTTAGAATCAAATGCCTCAACCGTATTCGTTGCGGTAGATATATTATCACCATATGCAGTAGAATCCATCACGTAGAACGCATCCTGTCTTTCTTCAACCATATCCTTAGCGAATGTAGTTACGGAACTATGTAGTCTGTGTACTAAACCAGGAATAGCCAACATATTAATATCAAACTCATCTGGATTTGATACCGAGTTAATCGCTTTTCTATATGCTACTGTCCCTGCGGCCGTTGCCGTTGAACAATCGAATCCTTGTGTATTACCAGCAGTTATATCTTTACCAAAATTTACAACTCTACTTGGTTTGAATCCATCAAAACCACCTTGAAATGGTACTAAGAATTTCTTAGATGCCAATGCCGTATTAGTAGTTAAGTCAATCGAACCACTATATGCCGTTGCCGATGTTGGGAAATTAGCCCCCGCATCTTGATTGAAGTTACTCAATGAAAATGCCGTTGTCATAGAGTCGCCGTTAGTCGCTGGTGTTGGTAATAGGAACGATAAATTATCTGTATTTGTGAAATCAAAATCATATCCAAAGAATTTTTTAGAGTTATAAATTGAATTTATTTTTTGTTCACTTACATAAGTAGGTTCTGGTAAAGTGAATGCCAAACCAAATGGATTGGCTAACGCGGCAAAACCAAATGGTACTAAATCAGGTGATATACCTTTATTAGTAACTACTGTTTCCATTTCAACTCTAATGTTTTTAGATAGATTTGGATAATCACCATTTGTTGTTAACTTACCATCTGCATCAACTGTTATAAATTTATCACCAATTCTACGTGCTATGTAGTTAGGT